TCAAGTAAACAACTGGTTAACTACCGGAGGAGGCATCAAGAAGTTAACTGACTTCTTGGTGCTCCTTTTTGGTGTGGGCGCATTGTCCGACCTCAGTCGGTCAATACGCTCCCTCTATCGCCACAATGGTGCTGAATTCACTGTTCTGTACTTGAAAGAGTGCAAAAGAGTGGTTGAGCATTATTGTAGCGGTAGGGCTCTTAGCAATACCATTAGTCCGCCGTTCGTCGGGCTAAGAAAGGGTTTACCTTCTTTCTTACCCGCGGATCTACGGAAGCGGATCAGGTGTGGAGATAGAGTAGGCATTATGCTTACTCTAACTCTCCTCGGGCTTTATCGGGGACTAGTTGTCCCCCCTAAAGTCAAGGTGGAAACCATAATAGATGGTTATGCTGGAGAAGCTGACCATCTGTTAGGGTTTTCCGACACCGTCGAGCGCTTTCTTAGGCAACTGCAGATAGGGAAACTTAAAAGACCCCGACTGTGGTTAAGTACTAGTGTAGGACCTCATGGAATGATGGGTAGTGTTTCTGCCGTAAGGGACGCAGCTTCGCTGGTCTCTGGCGCGCATGAGACTATCCGTTTATTCCAGAGGGAATACGCTAGTGCAGTCTATGGGCGAAAGTACAGAATCTGGTTTTCGATGCAGATCAGGTTCTTTGCTTTTGTCCATTGGATACTCTATCCCTCGTGGACCGCGCTGTCTGGTGCTACGTCTTGGCTTAGCAGACTCCATCGTATTGAGGAGCCTGCCGGTAAAGTGCGTATCGTGGCAATCACGGATTACTGGACGCAGCTTCTTATGAAGCCCGTCCACAATCTCGTGTTTGACACTCTACGTACAATACCTCAAGACGGAACATTTGACCAGGAAGCCTGTGTATCCCGCCTTAGAGATTCTATTACTTTAAGGTTGGGTGAGCATGGTAATGAGTTTACCGTTTACTCATATGACTTGTCTGCTGCGACTGACAGAATGCCAGTGCACCTGTACCAGGAGTTACTCTCCCATATCATTGGATTTGAGGAAGCAACTCTCTGGAAGCATCTCCTAACCGCCCGTAAGTGGTGGGACAGAGATTCTGTTTGGAGTGTGGAAGAGGGACTCCAACCTGATGGACCTTGGTTATCCCGTCTGTATGCAGTAGGCCAGCCTATGGGGGCTTATTCTTCTTGGGCATTGCTTGCGTTGGCACACCATGCCATCGTTCAGTACTGTGCAGGTTTAATAGGCCGTACTTCATGGTTCGAAGATTATGGTATCGTAGGGGATGATATTGTAATCTTTGACCATGAGGTAGCGAAACGGTATCGCGAGGTGATGTCGGAACTAGGGGTGGTAATATCAGAGGAAAAATCCCTGATATCTGCTTCAGGTGTTTTCGAGTTTTGTAAGAGACTCGTTACACCTCAGGGCGACGTGAGTGGGATACCGGTAAAATTGTTGTATCAAGTTTTCCGTTATCCCATTGATGCTGGTGTGGTTGTTAGACACCTTCATCGTCGTGGCTTTGCCTTATTTCCCATCGCCGTTGCGCGAGCATTCTCATTGCTTTCGGCACGCTCTGTTGACCTTAAGAAAGCCATCAGAACGTATCCGGTCAGCATCCGAGTTGCTCTCACAACTTTGGTGCAGCCAGCCTATCCATGGTGGAGGGGTATCTGGTTGGTGGTTCATGCGCAGCGTCTCTCAGTAGTTGATCTTCATGAGATCCTAACCGTAGGATCGAAGATCCCTACCGACGAGCTCGGTGCGTATGGCCTCCTTGAGACTACCTCCTTCCAGGGTTGGCTGAACCGCCTTCATCCAGGTAAATGGATGGACTCACTGAATACAGTGAGCCCGGGTGTTCGACGCTGGCTCTTAAAGAGTTGGCC